CATTGGCTGGAAATCTGCCTTGATCTATTTCAACAGTTTTACAACTGCCATAAACACCGAAGACTTGATTTGATCTAATTCCATCACCAGTAGGTTTATCTTTTGTACCTCCCCTATCACCAACTCGACACCCATCTATATTAATCCCACCAGCACCATGCTCTAGGACATTGTTAGCCACAGTTCCTTTAAATGATTTCTTCGCCATAACGATTGGCTCATGTGCTGGCTTGAGTGCTGTACCCCAGCCTTCCCATTCGCTATTGCCTTTTGTAATGTTGACAGCAATTGTTTTAGTATCAAAATTTTTAGTTGTATCTTTGCTCATCATAGAACCTTTGTGGTGTGAAAAATCCTTGGTTTTGCGCTCAATAAAAATTTCCTTTTCACCCTCAAACAAATCTTTTTTTATTTTTTCTTTTAACACTGACCTATCATTCCCTTCTATCTTATCCACAGCTTTTCCTATGTTGTGCGACTTGGGAAAGCCACTGCCATAGAGCCACATCAACTG